CTTGGCAGCTTCTCCAGATTAAAGGTCAAGGACCTTCCACCCCCTCAAGAAAAGGAGGATCATCGGCGGCTAATTAGCCGACCCAGGGGCCAAGGTTCGTCCAGTGACGGACGACTTGAACCCCTCGCCTGAGTTGCCTCTTGTCGGACCTTCGGTTATCTGGTGTCGAAACGCCAGAGCCAAAATCGAACCGAGCAAGATATCTCAAACTGGATAAGGGATCTGCCAAGACCCCGGACCTCGAGCGCTTAAGTGCGCTTAAGTACCATCCAACATGAGAGTGCTTCATTCGTCGCTTGACTGCGACGGATCGGAGTACGTTGGCAACGTATCCGCAGTGGCCGTGGAGGGCACGGTCGGGGACGGCCTCGTCGAAATTAACGACGAGACCGCCTTCACCGTATCCGTCTGGGATACCTGTTTCACGTACGAGAGGGTGTTGGCGAGAAAGCCAGCCCCAAACGCGACGAAAACGAGCATCACAGCCAAGACCACCACAAAGCTGATTGCTGTAGCGACGAACCTTGTTACAGATTCGAATGAGGAGTTCTGGGACCCGAAGGTTCCTTTTGTCTTCATCTGAGTACCTTCCTTTTAAGTAAAACGGGCGGACCGCCCGTCCTTGGAAGTAATCAGCACCACAGCTTTCGTAGAAGACCCCAATCAAAAAGGTCTTCTCCGAATTAACGGAGAACCCGCAAAAGCGCAAAAGCTCAAGCAGATCCTCAGCACACCTCTTTTCAACGATGATGTCATCACCGAAGACACCCGTGACTTCCTTATTCGAACCGACAGCCAAGGCCATCGCGTAGAATAGGAGAGACTCGAGCTCGAAGGTGTACCCGTTCCCCATAGAGGACCACTTCTCGAGACGCACCAACTTGCCGCCGATTTTCATCGATGGCGTTCGTGCAATCTCTAGGAGGTGACCCCATTCGGGCGGCAAGAGCACATCAACCAAGCGTTTCGCGACAGTGTCGCTCGCGCTCGAAAGGTCAATAGTACACAAACCGTCGGCCAGAGCCCTCGATGCCAGGTAACGATTAACGTCGGCCTGGCAATTTAGGTTGAGGCCAAAACGCGCTAGGCGCTCGCGCAAAAGAGACCCGATGCCCAGCTGCACGTAAATGTTGCAGTGGGGCTCAATCGCTATAGCGCGATCGATTTTCGAGTTCTTCGGCACAAACGTACACTTGGAATACTCGCGGAGCTCATAAGGCCTCGCGTCCCGACCCGACCAGAAGTCAGGGCCGGAGTGCCCGTAAAGGGTAGCAATCCAAGGTTTCAGGCGGGATGTAACGTGGTTATCAGCCACGAACTTGTTACCCTCGCAAACATCAACACCGTTAACTGAGGAGCTAGAACCGGGGCCAAAGCGGCATCGGTCCCCCAGAGAGGCGAGTTCTCGCGAACTTGGCCTCGGCGCAGACGTCTCACTATCCCAAAGGATAGCTGATATGACCCTTCTGGTCCGATGAACGAGGTTCTCGACACGAGAGGAGACGGGGCTCACAAGCCCAGCTTCCCACAGAGCGAGACGTTCATTGGTCTCCCTACAAAGGTCCTCAGCCTCATACCATTTAACACGCGCTTTCGCGCGGCGTTGGCTAGAGTCTAGGGCACCAGGGAGAGAGGGGTGCTTAGTTAGCATCTCTGAGACAAGATAATCACCTGCGAAATCAGCAGGACCCGTGAAAGGGTCCTTATTCACAGGCGGCAGGTCTAAGTAGGCCTGCCACTCAGAGTGTTCGGCAAGGAGCCAAACGGCTAACGCGCGTGGGGAGCCAATCGACTCACAAACGCGCATAAGGGTAACCCTTTCGTAATGAAAGGGATCGTGCTCAGCCATAAAGGCCTCCATGTGGAAAGAGCGACCCCTAAAGAGGGGTCAAAGGGGTCGAGCTCGTTAGACGCGAAGAGCGTCAGACGACCAGGTATCGTGTAGCTTACACGAGAACGTTCAGATCGGTGATCTGAGCTTTTACCTGGGCTGCAGCCTGCGAATTGGTCACGAGCTTCTCAAACGCAGTGCGTTCGGTCGAAGTCATCGTGACTGGCAGGATGTAGGTGATGCTCGCCTGGGCGTAACCAGACACGGCCTTTACGGTCGCTCCGGCGGCGTCCAGGACATCACGCTCCAGTGGCATCTTCACGAGATGCTGAATGACGTCACAACCCTTCGGATGGCTTTTGGCCTTCTTCGGGGAGATGTTGAGCGTCAGGCCGGTGCGGATGGTTCCCCACAGAGAGGAGGCTTTCGTGGCAACGCGGGCGACGTAGTCGACGACACCATCCTGCTTGGAAACAGGCGTATAGGTGACGTCAGCGGTGCCGTTGTTGACGACCAGATCATTGGCAACTGCCATATTTATTAACTCCTTTAAGAAAGGTAGGTTAGAAAGGAAAGACGGCCCCCTGAACCCAGCCGTTACGGCTGAGTTTCCTGAGCAGAGCAACAGACGTGATGATCTGGAACGCGGACCCGGACGGGACGCGCGAAACCAGTTCAACTGTCATGTCGAGCGGCCGTGTCACGGACCGCACTGACCAAGTGGCCTTCGCGAAGACGGTTTGACCCGACCCGTAATGGTTCCTTGGCTGAAGCTCATGTGTCGTTGTCTGATGTCGGCGAACAGCATAAGTGACGCTCTCAACCATGACACTGCTGTCAAGGCTGGCGAGGTAGTCACCCATGTTAATCGCCCAGTCAAGAACGAACGACAAGGGGATAGCATCATAAGCGATGCTTAGTGGGTTAAAGAGACCGAAACGTGCGAGCTCGGCCGCAAGGCCTTGCTTGTATATAACCGAAGCCATATATCGTTCCTTAAGCACTGTCCTCTCCGTAGTAACGGAAAGGGGAAAGTACTGGACCGAATTATTCGTGACTTTGCTCTCGATCACACGAACCGGGACAATCAAATCGTCGGTGTCGCGAAGGACGAAGCCAGAATTGATCTGGTCCGCCACCGCATTACCGTCGCTGATCACTGGGGAGATACCGAAGGAGTAGGTCAGATGCGCCTTTGCGGCGTTATCTGAAGCACTGCGTCCATCGCCTTTAGCCTGACGTTTCAGTTTCTGCTGGGCCCGCTTTCTCTCTTTTGAAGAGATGCGCGGGTTCACAGTCTGAGCGGTAAGCCAAAGTTTGTTAGCGAAGTCCGAAAACATCTCAGCCGTTTCTTTGTACTCGGCACACATCATACCTAAGTTAAGGTCTGCTGTGTCGAGCTCGCGGATAGCGGAACGGAGACGGTTGCGGCCCTCCGGCGAACCGACTTCCTCAGGGAGGTAGTCGGTAAAGTGACCACGCCACCAGCCGGGGCTGATAGCGACACTATCAAGAGACTGGAGAGTCTCCGAATAGAGCGAATGGACGGATCCATCCGGGTCGGTGGTTTCACCAACCTTAGCCCGGAGCATCTTTTTAGGGATGAACCAGGTTGTGGTTGTCTGCGGCGAGGGAAGGAAAAGTCGAGCTGGCTTTTCCCTATGCCTCACGTTAGAAACAACATCCCGCGTATTCGTGTAGGTCACGGAGGTATGACCGGTCGGTTGCTGATCGTCACGCCAGGTGCCACTGTAGAAAGTGACAGTTTCGCGTGTCTCACGGCTTCTTACGGTGTTTTCCACCATGAATCCTTTCAAATAAAGCGTTAGCTGTTGGAAGGTGAGAAGGAGTGCCCCAGGGCAC